GGTGGGAAAGTTGAAGTCCCCGAGACCGGCGGGCTTGGCGTTCTCGATCTTGGGCTTCGGCCGCAGTAGGTCCGCGAGAACATACAGCGCGATCTGGATTAGGGCCCAAACGTACCAGACAACCATCAGAGCAAACTGGTTCTTTCGCCGGTGCAGGACCCGGTCTGGATGCCTGCCTCGAACGGGTTGATGGAAGGAACGAACGCGAAGCCCTGGAACTCGCCGATGTTGTGAGACCCGCCAATGTCGAACTTGGCCGTGCCGCAATCGACGAGATCGTGGTGGCAGCCAGCACGCAGCACCACCTCCGTGCCAACCATGGGGAACGGAAAGGGCACGTGAAGAGTGAGAACGTCGCCTACGTGCCGGATGATCTGGCGCGCGTCCAGACCGTCGGTCGTGGACATCGTTCCGGCCTCGAACCAGCCATCCGCGAACCCGGTGGCGCCAGGAATTGTTATGTCGAGGCCCGACTGCGCCGACACTGTCCCGGTGAACTTGAAGGCGGCGTTCTCCAAATCGACTGTGCACAGGCCGGGCCCTCCATTGGCGCCGTCGCCCAGCACGTTGTTGCACTGAAACCGAAAGGTGAACCGCGGGATGATGGTCGATGAGACCTGAATCGGCGGGTCCACCGCCACGCTCGCCTTTGTCCCCCGCTCCGTGAAAGCGACCGACTTCACGCTGCCCACGAAAAGGGTCGCGACGTCGCCATCACCGCGGTGGAACTGCCGAATAATCAGAGCGGCCTTCTGACTCGGCACGCTGGTGACGAACAGCCGTGCGAAGGACGCCGTAGCCGGCATCTCGATCTCTAGCACCGACTGCCGAGACTCCTGGCTGTGGACTATCCGCGTGCGCTTCATGGGGAGCGCAGTGTAGTCCTTACCTAGAACCGTCTGGTCGTCCTCCGCCGACGTGTACAGATACAGCGTGCCGCCGATCTCGAACTCGTACAGGTCGACCGGACGACCGGATTCGATCGACTGCTCTTGGGAGGTGTAGGTCACTCGGTCACCGCGATCACGGGGAGACTGATTCGGGAGGCCGAACCGCGGTCGTGCTCGATCGTAACCGAATCGCTGGCCAGACGCGACTCCTCCACGAAGGAGATGCGGTCGATCTGGCTAGGGGTCAGGGTGGTCGACCAGTTGCTGTCGACCGTGATGGTCTCCTGCGTGGCGCTGTCTACGACCGAGGCGATGATGGTCCGGATGAACGGGGAGCCGGCCCCCGAGACAGGAACCACCCGGATCACGTTGCGCGGCTGGCGGTTCTGAACGAAGTTCGTGTACCCGACGTTCTGGATAGCCAGAGTCGCCGTACCGCTCGTGATGGACGCCAGCGGCTGGAGGTCCTTCAAGAAGGTGGGCAGGTAGAAGGACACCTGCTGCCCACGCAGAGCATGAAGCAGCTTGACGATGCGGCGCCGCTCTGACAGCGTCTTCGTTACGAAGCCCTTGGCCGTGACGTGCCTATGCCGCCCCTGCCGCGAGCTCTCGTACGTGAGGCCGGTGTTGCCGTCGACGACGACGGCCTGCTGCTGGTAGGCGTCCCGGATCGCGCCGCCGCCGACAGCGAAGTTGAAGTCGTCCAGCAGCACCTTTCCGTTGAAGGCCGACCACGTACTCGTGTCCGCCAAGTCCGAGTCGTTGTCCTTCACCCGGATGCGCATCTGCAGTCGGTCCAGACCCAGCCGCTCCCGCGAGGTCTGCAGGTTGTTCATGTTGGTGATGACGCCCAGACGGACGGGCATCACCAGAACCGGGAAGGCGGCTGGGGTGTAGGAGTTCAGCGGCGCGGTCGTCACGGTGATCGTGGTGGCCGTGAACGAATCGACCGTCATCACGTCGTACTCGGTCGCGCTCTTCCAGACCGCCACCAGGCTGCCGACGCGGAAGTCTCGATCGGCCGTCGAGCCCACGGTGAAGGTGGTGGTCGAGCCGCCGGTGATGGCGCCCTCGAGCGTGGTCGCCTGCCGCCAGACGGGGATTCCGAAGTCGCGGACCTGCCACTCGAAGAGAATGTTCTCGAGCAGGGCCCGCTCGGGGCCGTCCTCGACCAGGACGTCCCACTGGAAGAACTGGCGCGGGTTCTTGCGCAGCGCACGGCGCTGCTCCGAGCCATCCTCGTGCAGCAGCACGTCGGTGAGCCACTCCAGGGTCTCCTTGAACGGCTGCTCGGGCTCATTGGCCAGGAGCACGATGCGCGCGAACGAGATCGGGATCGAGATGACCCCGGTGTCGGTGAAGGTGAAGTCCAGGGTCGTGTCGACGACCGCCGGTCCGATCAGGTCTACCTGCAGCTGGAATGTGAACCCCCCCTGCGGCAGCACCAGTACCGGCAGCGTCGGCGCCCCCACCAGGGACATGCCGAGGCCCGTCACCCCGTCGAACATGGTCCAGTACTGCTGCTCGGTCCGGTAGGCGCTGAACGTCTCCATGCTGACCAGGTTAGTCGACAGGATGTTGCCGAGTGAGATCGACCGCGGTAGTACGTGGAAGCGGTCGTAGAAGTCGAGGCCGGGGGTGGCGGAGTAGGTCAGGACCCCAGCGTACCCGTTGCCCGGAGGGACGACGACCGGGCTGTCGGATGTCCAAGTGCCCGCGATAGCGACAGATAGGGATAACGGATGCGGTGTCCAAAAAGGAAGATAATACGCCTCATCCGCGCGACCCGGCACGAACGCCCGGTCGACCGAACTCGTCGATACCAGGTGTCCCGAATAGCTAGCCATCTTCTCTTCGGTACGCTATTCCCTGATTGTTGGTCGTGGTCGCACCGTTCCCGACAGACTTCTGCCGCGAAGGGAAGAAGTACCAATCGTCGCCGCCGATCGTCACGACATCACGAGGGGCGAAGTACCGGATGTTCACTCCGCGAACGTCCGGCATGTAGCCGAGGTAGTACACCCGGCTGTTCGAGACATCCTGGTAGTAGCACTCGATCGGGTACATCGGAATGCCGCCATCATTACTTCCCGCGGAGAACTTTCCGAACTGGGTGGCGGTGGGACCGCAACGGAAACCTCCCTGGATCACCACCTTGGCATTGCTGTTTCGATCCAGCGGCGGTGTAGTCGTAGAGCCCCAGACCTGCCCCCACTTGCTGGAGCCGCCTTCATTGGGCAGCCCCTCTACGTGCAGGGTGGCGGCTTTTCGCTTGGCGTCGTCGTTGGTGGCGTGGTAAAAGCCATCCAGCAAATGAGTATTGATGCTATTTATCGGATTGGTGGCAGTCTTCGACTGTCCGTAAGCGTATTCGCCCCCCGTCCACGAACCGCTCTTCGTCAGCGTGCCCCAGCCGAAGTGCTTGAAGTCATTCGCCGAGGACTCCACGACGATGTGCATATATGTATTGAACTCGAAGAACCAGTACGTATACGGACCCGCGCCCAACTGAACAGAACGCTGGTCGTCGATAACCGTGTCGGTCCCGCTAATCGCGCCATTGCCGGAATCGTCGGTATGGTTTCCAGGGTCCGTCCCGGTTCCAGAGAATCCTAGCGCTTGATAGATCCCCAGAAAATTCGGTGATCCCGTGTCCCACCGCACCGACACAAAGATGTTATCGCGACTCCAGGCCGCCTTGCCGGCTCCCGTGTCTAGCTGGTTACTGGTCCAACCGCCGGCCGTGGTAACTAGATGGGTGTCGATAGCCGTAATCAGGTTGGCCATAGACGACGCGGTCCCGGTCGCGAATACCATCACGCCTCCTTGATCGCCCAGTAGGTGAAGTCGAGCGCCCGGTTGCCACTCTTGAATACCCGATACCTATCGTCCCCGACGTCCAGGTAGTCCTCGGAGAGAAGCGGGTTGGTGACATCGGACGCGCTAACCCAGAACACTCCGTTCAGCTCGCCAAGCACGCCGTGCTCCACGGGCGGCCCGTCCTCAGCCAGGATCACGGTGCACGGGTACAGCCGGCGGAACCCGCTCGGCGTTGGATGAAGCGTCAACGTCCCCGCCCCCGGCAGGTTGTTGTTCTGGATTACATAATTTCCCGAACTGGCAGCGAGCACGAAAGCCCCGTTCGTCGCCAGCCCTGTCACAATGTCGTCATCTGTATCGACGCCCATCTCATTGGAATTAGGAACACCCATCGGAAACAAAACCCTGGCTGTTACCGCAGCCCGTGAAGGGGATGTTTCATCACTCGTGATGCGGCTATTGAGTATTGCCAACCACGTGCCATCAGACCGGCGATAAAACGCAGGTCCATCGCTTCCGGTCCCTCCTGAAATAAGCTCTACGATGCTATTTACATAACTTGCAATCGTCGAGTTGTAGAGCGCGCGCACGCGCGTCGTACAGCCGGAGATGTAGATCGGGTAGGGCCACTCACTCGGCGCGCCGAAGC